GTGACCATTGTTGATGAGATCAAATCACGGATTGATATCCTGGACGAGATCGGCGCAAGCGTCAAGTTGAAACGAACCGGGAAGAATCATGTGGGACTTTGCCCGTTTCACCCGAATTCACGGACGCCCGCCCTGGCCGTTTTCCCTGGCACACAAACCTGGAAATGTTTTGGCTGTGAGAAAGGCGGAGACGTTTTTGATTTTGTGATGCTGCGCGAGGGCTGGGATTTCAAAGAGACGATGCGTTACCTGGCCGGGAAAGCGGGTATTGAGCTGAAGCCGCTGACACCGGATGAACAGCAGCGCCTGGACGCGAAACGGGAACGGGAAGCCATCTTTGGCGCAGCAGCCGACTATTTCAGAAAGCAATTGGGCGCGCCGACGATGCTGCCGGTGCCAGCCAGCGCAATGAACCCGGGCCTGGTATATGCCTTATATGAACGGCGTTGGACCACCGCCACCCTGCGCGACTCGTGGACCGGTTATTTTGGTAAAGATTGGAATGGGCTGCGGGCGCACTTCCAACAGACCGGAATCAACCTGGAAGCACCCGCCGCGGTGGCGTTGATCGGCTTTCAGGGAGATGTGGCCGCCTGGGGGCAGCGCTGGGGCGTGAAAGTAGCCGCCGGGTGGGTAGAAGATCGAAAGATTCCAGCGATGCCGCCCAACATGTTAATTTATGTCCACCTGGTGCGCGGGCGAGTGATCTACCTTTCCGGGCGCAAACTGGAAGTAAAAGAGGACCAGGCCAAGAGCTGGAACCCGCCCAGTGAGCTGGTGGGCGACCGATCGGTATATTTCAACCAGGTGTGGTGGGGCGAGAAAGAGTCGAAATTTCTGGTGATCGTCGAAGGGCAGGCAGACGCCAAGACCCTGGGGCAATGGAACATCCCAGCCGTAGCACTGTGTGGATCGTCGATTTCTTATGAACACAGCGATAAAAGCGAGGACGGCGGAAAACCGCCCAGTTCCGATAATCTTTTATTATCGGAACTGAGACGAAAAACGGGCAAAACTGGGCGAATCGTGGTCGGTCTGGACCGGGAAGAAGAGCAAAAGAAGGCCCTTGCCATCCACGAAAAGACTAAAAAGCTTATACAAGATCTTTCCGGCAGCGGGTTCACCGTCGTTCAGCTTGCCAGGGTGGAATGGCCGCTGCATGACGCCAACGCCTGGCTGCAAGACGGCGGCACGGCAGCGGCAGCCAACCTGCTGGTAAGCCGCGCAGAAACTGTCCTGCAAGACCTGATCGCCAACGCCGAACCCACCGGCGACTCGACTGAGGGCGGCAAGAGCGACGAAGAGGCGGTACAAAAGCTGTTCGCCGAACTGGCCCGGCTGGGCCCGTTTGATGTGGAGCGGGTGCGCGATGAAGTTACCGACCGGCTGCGCCTGCGGAAGCGCATGTTTGATGGGCTGCTGAAAGCCGCCCGACGCGACGCCGGGCGCAATGATGACGGCGAGCCCGCGTATTTCGTCGAGGGGGGAAGAATTTTTGCCAGGTACTTCGACCAACGCGGGGGAGAAACGGTCGAAGCCCTGTGCAACTTTTCCGCGGCGATTCAGGGCGATGTGCTGCGCGATAACGGGCAGGACATTATCCGTGAGTTTCATATTCGCGGCACGATTGGGAAGTTTAACCTGCCGCTGGCGCGAGTGCGCGCAGAAGATTTCTCGAAGATGGACTGGGTGCTGAGCAGTTGGGGGAGCCGGGCCATCATCGAAGCGGGCTCTCGGCGGCGGGATCAATTGCGGGCTGCCATTCAACACCTGAGCCCGGATGTGCAGCGCATGGTGGTCTATACCCACACCGGATGGCGGGATATTGACAGCGGAACGGGTAACAAACGGATTTACCTGACCGCGGCCGGGGCCGTGGGCGGCGACCATGTGGATGTTGAGCTGGACCGGGATCTTGAGCTATACGCAGTCCCGCCGATTGCGAAAGACCCGGCCGACGCGATGGCGCTGAGCCTGACCTATCTGGACATTGCGCCCGACCGGGTGGCCTTTCCGCTGTGGGCCGCCATGTTCCTGCCCCCACTGCGGGACCTGGTGAATGTAGCGTTTGCGCTGTGGATTTATGGCGCCAGCGGAACGATGAAAAGCACCTACGCAGCGCTGGCGCTGAACCATTACGGGCCGCAGTTCGACGACAAGCACCTTCCAGCCAACTTCACCGACACGGCCAACCGGCTGGAGCAAAAATCGTTTGTCGTCAAAGATGCGCCCCTGTTGATCGACGATTTCGCGCCGCAGAAGGACCAGCGCAGCTATACCGAATACACCCGCACCGCACACCGCATTGTACGCGCCGCCGGGAACCTGGCTGGCCGCGGGCGGCTTTCGGCGGACTCGACGGCCCGGGCAACCTACGATCCGCGCAGCCTGGTGATGATCACCGGCGAGGACCTGCCAGAAAGCGAAAGCCTGGTTGCGCGGTTGTTTGTGGTGGAGGTGAACCGCGGCGACGTGGATAAGGCGAAGTTATCCGCGCTCCAGGCAAAGCGGGAACGGTTGAGCCACGCGATGAGCGGGTACCTGACCTGGGCCAGCCAAAATTGGTCCACCTGGACAGAATCCGTACCGAAACAATGGCGAACGTACCGGCAGGAAGAATTTGAGGCCGGGTATCATCTGCGGCTGCCTGAAGCAGTCGCTGGGCTGATGATCGGGACCGAAATGGGGCTGCGCTACGCGCTCACCCTGGGCGTGATTAACTCAAACAAGTTTCACCGCCTCACGGAGCGCGCGCGGGTTGCTCTCCGAGAAGGCGCGCAAGCCATGAGCAACCGGGTGAAAGAGGAAAAGCCCGAGATGCTGTTCATCCGCACCATCAGTGACCTGCTGGTCCAAGGGAAGATCTACTTCCGAGGGATTAATGAAATGTACCCTCCCATCGGCGGTCCTGCTGAACACTCGGAAATGCTGGGATGGTATGACCTCGACCGGTTCTATCTATTGCCTGAAGCGACCTATAACCGGATTTCAAAGCATTTTCGGGACCAGGGCAATGTATTCCCGGTCCGAGAGGTTACGCTGCGGAAGATGCTGGCCGAAGCCGGGATGATTGAAATGGAAACAACAAAGGATGGTATTTCCCGACGAACCAAATCCATCAATGTCGAAAAGGCCTCAAGGCGCGTCATGGTGCTGCGGCGTTCTTTACTCCAGGAACAGGAAGGAGAGGAGAAATAGTGAATCAACAATTCGATGACCTAAAACAAACCTTCCAGAAAATTGCCTCGATGTCTCAAGGTGAGCGTTACGACCTGCTGAATGAATTGGCGAAGAAAGGTTTTGTGATCACGATCACCCTACAGACTGACGACGAAGGCGTTTTGCATGAATCAATCTTCTTCCAGACAAAAGAAGAAGTTGTGAATACCAGAACCGGTAATTGATGTTATCAGAAGGAGTTCGAAATGAGTAAGAAAGCAAAGTCAACGACTTTATCAACCGCACCGACGCCCACGCCTGCCGCATCTTTGAATGGCCTGGTCGAAATGCCTCTGGAGTTGATCTTGCCCAATCCCGAGCAGCCCAGGGTTACATTCAACCCAATGGAGCTGGATGACCTGGCGCAATCGATTCGCGAAAACGGTGTGATCCAGCCGGTGATTGTTGAACCCGCCGAAAACGGAATGTATTACCTGCATGCCGGTGAACGGCGAACCCGGGCAGCCCGCCTGGCCGGCCTGACGACCATTCCAGCCGTGATCACTCCCCGCCTAAATGGCCATGGCAGCCAGGATCGGCTGGTGCGGGCGTTGGTAGAAAATCTTCAGCGCGCGGACATGAACCCGGTAGAAGAGGCGAAAGGATATCAACGGTTGGTCGAAATGGGTTTTTCGATGAATGATATCGCGCTGAAAATGGGGATCAGTTCCGCCCGGGTCGCTTCGCGGTTGAAAATTCTGGAACTGGATCAACCAATTCAGGACTTAATTCAATCCGGCAAGCTTTCAAAGGACAACCGTCTCACGGCTGCACTGATGGACATTCCTGACTCAGCAGCTCGTGTGAAAATGGCGAAAACGCTGGCAGACCGGAACGCATCAATCACTGCCGGGCTGGAAGCCTGCGACCGGCTGAAGCATTCTCTGCAAGCGAAAAAAATCAGCTCGAACGAAATTCCTGCGATCCAATTAGCCAGCCAAAAGGCGGGCGCCGTGAATCGGCCGATCTGGAATGCCTTTTCTTCCGTCGGAAAGGTACCGCCCTGGCCGCTGATGGAGATCTCTGTAAGGGATACCTGTAACCGGTGCGGTTTGCGCGATGTGGCCAGTGAAACCACCTGTAACGGATGCGCGCTTGTGGAACTGCTGCGCCAGATGATCGGAGCGACCCAATGAGCGATTTAGATCAATTGATCGGAACGATTGTGAGTGATGCGCAGATCAGCACGGGAGCCCCGATTGAATGGATGCAAGCCAGGAATCTGGTTGCCCGGCCAACGCAATCTGAAACAAAACAGAAACACCAGGCGTGGACAGAAGAGGAGGAACAGTTTTACCTGGAGAACGCCGGCAAACTCTCTCTTGAAGATATTGCATCTGCCTTGGGACGGACAGAAAACGCTATCAAATGTCATTGGTTTAAGAAAGGACTGCCGCCGCCTACCAAACAACCGGATTACCTAACCACTCACCAGATCGCTGTTCTTTTGGGCGTTGATTCCCACAAGACTCCGACCTGGGTGGATCAAGGTATTCTGCCGGGGGCGAAAATCCCAGGATTCACACAACCGATCCGGCGAGTGAAGTGGATACACTTCAAAATGTGGCTGGTACGGCCAACATCCTGGGTCTATTTTGATGTGCAGAAAATCAAGAACGCTTCGCTCCGACGATTCGTTCAAGTCGCCCAGCAACGCTGGGGGGATGAATGGTGGACCACGCGCCAGGTTGCCGATTATCACGGGTGTTTACCTCAAGATATCAAACGGTTTATCAAGCGAGGAGAATTACCCGCTTTCCGTGCTATCGGAATGGGCGGACGGGCGAAAGATCAGTATTGGGCCTACTGGTTTGTGAAGCGCTCAGATGCTCTGAATCTGAAGATTAAGCGGAAATCGAATCCCGCAGAAACATGGGAAACAAAAGCATGGAGCCAGCGGGCGGATGATTTTATCCGCCGGATGAGAGCAGAGGGGAAGAAATATTCCGACATCGCTCGGATGATGAAATGGTCGGTCAAACAGGTCGAATATCGCGCACTATGCATCTCAGACACAGGGAACTGGGCAAAACGAGCAAGGAGGAATGGGCGTGAAAACCAAAATGACTTATGAGAAAGCATTGAAACTGGCGGACGATTTCCGCACGGTGTTGGCGCCAGGGTGTGAACGGATTGAAATCGCCGGCAGCCTGCGGCGAGCGAAAGAAGAGGTTGGCGATATTGAGTTGGTGGCAATACCCAAAGTCGAACCTGTGACCGGTCTATTCGGGGAAGCTGTGGCTCAACGGTCCATCCTGGATGAGATTATTTCGACTCATTATGTCCTTCAGAAGGGTGACCAGAAATATAAGCAAATTGATCTTGGTGAGATCGTTTGTGATCTTTACATTGCCACACCAGAAACCTGGGGCGTGATTTATCTCATCCGAACCGGCTGCGCGGAATTTGCCAAATGGATGGTGACCGAACGGCAAAAAGACGGCGCCCTGCCAAGTTTTTTAAAAGTCCATGAGGGACGAATCTGGTCAAAGTCGCATCCTGGTTATGCGCTTCCCTCTCCGGAAGAGGAAGATGTTTTTACCATATACGGTCTTCAGTGGATTCCTCCAGAGGAGCGGATTTGCGGCTTTTGGGGAGAATTGGGAAAGTTTTTGAAGAGGGGCACGAAATGAAAACAGAGGAGCGTATTTTGATTGGCGCGGAATCCATACTTCAGGTGCCAAGAACCGTCGCGGTTTGTCCTTATTGCGACGGGCAACTTACAGTTTATTTCGATGGGTTTGATCAACAAGATGATGGAACCTGGGCTGCTGCTTCTCTGAATGTTGAGTGCGAGACGGAACCAGCCGTTGAAAGTAAAAATTGGGACGACTGGTTCGCGTCGCACTCTGATATGCCCTATGTGTATCAATTACCGGTTGATGAGGAAATAAAAGCATGGATCAACAAGAATTTCATCTTTGAAATCGAGAATGAAACAGGGGACAAACGAAAATGAGTACACCAGACAGCATTATTTCACGGCTTCGGGCAATCAAAAATTTGATGTCTGATCCCGCGGCTACCTCCGGGGAGAGAGAAAACGCTTCAGAATTACTCCAAACCCTTTTAAAGAAGTATAGCCTTACCGAAAAAGATCTTCTCAGTGAAGAAACTGATGTAATCAAGTTTGATGTTTCAGATGAATATGAGCGGAAGCTTCTCGTTCAGATCGTTTGTCAAGTTGTTGGAGTTGGGAAAATTACATGCTGGTCAAGAAATCCGTATTCTGGACGAACAGCCAAAAATCATATGTGGTTCGAATTAACGAAAGTGCAGAGTAAGGAGGTTACTACCCTTTATACACATTATCGAAAAGATCTTCAGAAAGGACTGATGAAATTTTTTAAAGCTTTCGTTCAAGCAAATAAGATTTTCCCAGCAGAGGCAGACAATGCTGAAAGTGCAATGCTTTCACCGGACGAAATCCAAGAGCTCTTGGAAATTCTTGCTTTGACGAAGTCCATAAAACCCAATCCATTACCCCAAAAATATTCTCTCCTAGAGGATGGAAAAAATGAATAGCTCATTCGAAGAATCAATTTGCTCTTATAAGATAGGCGATATGGTCCAATGGACTCACCGTCGAGATCGCGGGCGCACAATCCAATATTTTGCCATGGAAGGCAAAATACTAGAGATCAACGGAAATCTAGCGGTAATCAAACGAACGGGATCCGGAAGGAAATATACTGTTGCGCTGACGCGGTTACGGTCGATCGATGAGGTCAACGAGTTGACTGAGTGGGTATTGGGCAAAAAGAGCAGAACCGATAAGTAACCTTATCGGCATAACCAAGAGGGGAAAAAAGGCTATTCGGAATAGTGTGTGGAATTCCCCCTTCGGAATAGTTGTACATCAAGGTCAAAAAGCGGAATAACGTGTGGAACTAACAGGAGTTTGATATGGATACCTCTGATGGTGTTTTGAGCAAGCAAGGGCTTTATCTGAAGTACATCATTCAGCATACTGATGGTCATCCGGTTGACCCCAACGCGCTATATTTCGTGCTTCGCTACGATGAGGACACCGAGTGGAGCCGGATTGGGCGCGAATCGCTTTGGGCAATGTGCAAGCGCATTGAGAAAGAAGCCCCATCTCTGGTGGCTGACATTCGGGCGAAAGTCAGCCAGGTAGGCTTGTGGCGCATTTTTTCCAATGATGTTGACACGTTTGTCGCTATGGATATGGACGATCTGCCGGATGTTTACCAAATGCACTACGGGGAAACTATGACCAGCATGGACGAAGAGTTAGAGAACTGGTCAGAGATTGATCCCGACAAGCTAATGACCATCTGGTGTGAAGGAGATGATTACAACCCGGAAGACCCTCAGTATCCACCAGAAGCGGAAGTGACCCGCAAGGAAGGCGACTGCCGGGTGTATATCAAGGCTACCGGCCGCGCCTGGGCAAAGGCAAATGGACGCGGCTTTCTATGCTCAACGGAGTATTGAATTCCACACGAAAATCCGAATAACCGAAAAAAGAATCCCCGGATTGACAATTGAAGGACACTCTATGAAATGGAAAGAACTTGAAATTGAACAGGCGAAAAGCTTGGATTATAAGCTTCAAATAGCTTGCAGCATTATTGCCCAAGCATTCAATACAGCTCAACGACCAGCACTAGCCTACAGCGGTGGCAAAGATAGTCATGTGCTGGGCGACATGATTCGCCGCTTCTTCCCTGACCAGTTCACCCGTTTGGCCGTGATCTTTGGCAACACCGGGGTTGAGTTTCCCGAAAGCGTAAAGTTTGCGCGCAAAACCGGACAGGAATGGAATTGTGAGTTCCACGAGGCTCGTCCTGGTAAAACTAGTGAGCCCGGTTTCAAATATGCTGGCCAACGTCGGATCTGGGAACGGTTAATCGCAGATGGAACTATCTCGGAAGCGCTTAAGCCAGATGGAAAGCTAAAAAGTACCGAAGCTTTAGAGCGCATGTGCCCTGCTAATTTGCGTACAGAGATGGAACACGAACGGCTGATATGGCCTGCTGGTACCATGATGAGTTATTGGTGGTGTGCTGACCAATACGGTTGGCCTCTCCTTGGTAAATCCTGGTCACTGCTCGACGCACGTCGAATCAATATCGATACGTTTATGCGCTTCTCTAAAAGTGAATCCAGAAATCAAAAGCTGCTCAATTATTACGCAATTCTACGCCATGCCAAAATCAGTCAGCATTGCTGTAAGGTACTGAAGAAAGAGCCATCTGAGCGTGTACAAGAAGCTATAGGGGTAGATCTAATCTTCAAAGGCCTGATGGCTTCAGAGAGCCGGTCGCGCACGAAAAACTTCTTAACACGCGGCTATCTGTTCGAAGGTCGAAGGAGAGGATATCTACACGGTGACCCATTCTTTCACTGCCAGCCCTTAGCAATTTGGACAGATGAGGATATCTGGGCTTATATCAAGCGATTCAGTGTTCCTTACTCGCCGTTATATGACATTACCTACATAACAGAAGATGGACATAGGCAGTGTATAAAGCGCAATGGTTGTTTGGGCTGTGGAACAGATTTCGGTTTTAAAAGCAACCATCTATCAATTCTGCGGCAGACGCACCGAACAGCATGGCGTACCATCATGCGCGCCGGAATGGGGCAAGAGATCCGCAATCTACAACGTGCCATGAAAGCTGGCCAGATGAACATCTTTGACACGGTGGACACAAATGAATTGATTGACATACAACCTTGCGTATTCGACGATATAGACGGGCTGGGCGGAGCAAGTTCGCCAGATGGATTGATATACGACCCTGAGACTGATGTTTAATCTGAACCCGAAACCAATAAATAGTTATCAACGGAGGAAATACTGGAATGAAAGCTCTCACACTCACACAACCGTGGGCTTCATTGATTGCAATTGGAGCAAAACAAATCGAAACACGCAGTTGGTTCACAAAGTATCGTGGTCCCTTAGCAATTCATGCGGCGAAAAGCTTTCCACATTGGGCGCAAGAATTTTGTCTTGATGAACCCTTCTTTTCCGCATTCATAAAAGCAGGCATCGTTCACGAAGGAAATTGGATTACTGATCTCCCCCTGGGGGAAGTCGTAGCCACCTGCAATCTCTTTGATTGTGTAGAAATTCCTCCAATGGGATTATTTAGCCATAAAAGAAAGACCATTCGCCATGGAAACACCACCTTCCTTGTTCCACCCAAAGCTCCAGAACTTACTTTTGGGAATTATGATGTTGGCCGTTTTGCATGGTTATTAACAGATATCTCTTCTTTCGTGGAACCGAAACAAGCAAAAGGCGCTCAAGGATTATGGGAATGGATTCCTCCAACCTAACTTACCCCTATCTATGGAGAGTCAGGACCCGGTTGCCAGATCGATTTGGTCAGCGATGCCGGGTCCTGGTCCGCGGCGGAATGAATTCTTGCCTGGTGGAATTCGAAGATGGATATCAGGTCATCACCAGCCGAAATTATCTTCGAAAGGCAAAAACGGAGCGCAAGGTTTTATCAGGTATGGAGGTAAAGAAAGATGTTTAAATATTTCGGTATTTATATCCAGGAGCATCGGGATCGAGCACGCGCTTGGTGGTCTCTCAGTAAGGGTCACGCGGATCGGCAGGCTGCCGAAAGCCTCTTTATTTTGAATCGGTTGGCTAAAGGGAGAGGTGTACCAGCAGATATCGTTTACCAATTGAAGAACCAGGCCGTTCGTCTGTTTTACCAGAAAGGATACTGCACCCGGGTGACAAAAAGCGTTCAAGAGATGGAATGCTGGCACACGCAACGTTATCTTGACGGTGAAACGGATTATTGCCCAAAATGCGATAACACGGGCGTTTATCGCCGCTATGCACTGTATTCTTTCGTTTTTTATATCGATGGGAAGCGGTTTAACTGGCATCAACCAGAGGGGATGGTGACCTGGCCTGTGATGCTCAATGAGGGTATTGAGATTTACAGCGGTGAACGATCCAACGCAGTGGGTGCAAAGCAAGACGTGAACCGGGCTGTCTGGGTGGTTTATCAATGGTTGAGGCAGAACGAAGTAGCGGGAGAGGATTTACCCAGACAGCGAAACCTGCTTCAGGCGCTTCAAATCGATCTGATTGTGATCCGCGAAGGATGGATTTACCAGATACACCAATGGGCGGAATATCGGAATGGGCCGGTGGCCAGGCGAATCCGTGAGTGGGAGAGGGAAAGGATACCGTTTTAAAGGGTTTCCAGATTCCTTGATTGAAGCCTGAAAACTGATCGTAAACCGGCGAGATATAAAAACGGATTAGCTGATTGAAAAGATAGGATATAAGATGGTAAATGATGCTGAATTTGATGGCATGGTAGATTACGCGTACTGGTGCATGGACCAGGCAGGATGGAAGTCAGTCGAGTGCCCAAATTGTGGATGCCCTCGTTATCAGAAAGGCCACATCCTAGAACAATGCCCGGAATGCGGAGACGAAGAGACTGACCTCTCAATGATAAGGCCTGTGCCATGAAAAAAAGCCTATTCGGAATAACGTGTGGAAAGGAATGATTGAAAATGTCACTTGACGTATATCTTGAAATGCCAATCAGCCATGAGGCCGAACCAAAGATTTTTATTCGTCGCAATGGCGCGAATGTGGAGATAACCCGCGCCGAATGGGATGCGCTTTACCCTGAGCGTGAACCACTCGTAACCAATCACGGCGAATCCAACGAGGTCTTTTGGGCGAATATTACCCATAATCTCGGTGGAATGGCAGACGCCGCCGGCATCTATCATGCCTTATGGAGACCTGATGAGGTTGGGTTCTCCAAAACCCAACATCTAATTGGGCCGTTACAGGAAGGTTTGAAGCGTCTAAAAGAGAATCCTGGGGAATTCCGCAAGTACAACCCCACCAATGGATGGGGAACATACGAGGATTTGATTGATTTTGCTGAACGGTATCTGGCTGCATGTGAGGAGTTTCCGGATGCTGATGTACATGTATCGAGATAGACAAACAAACCAGTAGAGAGCAATCTACATGAGGAGATTAATGCGTGAAACCAAACATCAACGGATTTCCACACGAAAATCCGAATAGCCGAAAAAATGCTGGCTTTTCAAGAAAATCACTTGGGAAAGCCTCGTTTTAAACCTCGTTATAATATTTTATAAGCATTCCTAAGATTGCTGAAAACTGTTTCTCTGGAGAGGAAAAATATGAATCTGTATCGTCTAAACGTCAGTTGGTTTGGAAAGGAACACCTTGGACAGTTCATGACTCTTGAAGAGTATTCCCGACTTCGAGATGAGTCCGGTAATACAGCGCCAATATCACCTGATGTACCTGATGCTCCGGCTTATTTTAATGATGGATCGGGAGTCGAAATTCTTACCTCTGCTGATGTTTTATGGAAAGAAGCCCATCCATCTTTCCATAACAATTCATCTTGTTAACAGTTATATAAAAAATCAGCATGAATTATCCTAATAAAGGAAAAATGCCATAGTTACCCAGGTCAATTGTTATTCCGATAACCTTTCTTATCGGACCTAAATAACTCATTCACCCGGATGTTTTCACCCTTACCAGATGAGAACATCCGGATTTGTATTTATTTACCCTCAGCCAAACGATTTTGAAGGACTTGTAGCTGTTCTCGTAAGCGGATCGCCTCTTTGTGCTCTTCCAGGAGCATCGCCAGGAGAAATGTCTCCATTGGCAAAGAATTCGCAGCATAGGCAGCCGCAGCTAGGTGATTACGAGCCTCTACAAATAATTCATCCAGCGCGAGCTGGTCCTGGCGGCGTAATGCGCGACGAAAGCGACCGAAGGCAGCCTCCTCTTCATGAAATGATTGTGTGATTGATGGCATTGTACGTCCCATTGATTATTCCTCCTTTCTGGAAAGTATGACATAGAGGCATCTTGATGCCCATTCTCCATTCAGGGGATGAACGGGGGATATGATGGGTTCCCCCATAGGAGGACCCATATTTAGGGCCAGAGAAGTAAATAGCCCGAAGATCTGCATCATCCTAGAACGCTTGTTTCCCGATTCGAACCGTGATATGATGAATCGGGTAATTTATTATTACCTAAATTAATATTTTATTTCTACTAATATTTAATTTAGGAGGTCCTAATGATCGTCCCAGTTGTTGCCCAATATGTTGCTCATGGAGCTGCCGGCATCCAACAGGGGTTTCAGTGGTCATCCCTGGAACAGTATCTCCCTATCCTGTTCGGGCCGCAGGTTGTTGCGCTGCTGGCGCTGATTGCTGCGCAGGTGCTGCTGGCGGTTGCCCTGGCGCTGAAGAAGGAAATCTTCGATTGGAAGCAGCTCCCCAACTTCTACAAGACGATGGTCTTGCCCCTGGTAATGGGTTGGGTCGCTTGCTCCATCCTGGCCAAGTTTGCGACGCCGGCCGTTTTAGGTCCCGAATATGGGAACCTGGCAGCCGAAAGCATTAGCGGCATCGCCTACCTGGCCATCGTCGCGTCTCTGGGATCTCGGATCATCACCACCGCAAAAGAACTGTACGGTGAGATGACCTCGCCGTTTGGGGGGTAATTTATGCCAGGTGTGACGATCCTGGATGTTATTGGCGCCATCGGCGGCTTAGGGGGAGCCGCCGCATTTTTATCCGTGCTGATGGACCGGCGGCTGCGGCGAGCCCAGGCGCGCAAGACCGAGGCAGAGGTAGCAGGGACGATTGTCGACTCTTCCGGCGACCTGGTCGATCAGTATCGCAAATTGGCAGAGGAATCACGCTGCGAAGTAGCCGAGCTTAAGAAGACTCTCAACCAGCATTCCGGTCAGATCGGGCTGCTCAACCGGACGGTCGAGCGCTACGCTCAGCGCATCACCTACCTGATGGGCGGCATTTCCCAACTCATCCAGCAGATTGTTGGTCTCAACGCCACGCCCATCTGGACACCAGACCGCTGGACCGGCGATGAGGAGCTGCACGACGGCCCCTTCCCTCCCCGTACCCCACCCAGCAGTTAAAAGAGATTCCTTAAAAGGCGAAACTCCGATTTTTCCGATTTTTGAGGTTATTCATGGCGAAATCCCCACACGACGATGAAAAAACCGCTTTCCCGGCGTCTGAGGCAACGCCTGGTCAGGCGGAGAGTCGCCAGGCGCGCCAGGCGTTTTTGGAGAAGTCGGAGGACTGCCCGTGGTTACAGGATTATCTGGAACTGCGGCTGGAGGGTTGGGATTGGCGCAAGGCAGCTTACATTGCCTGGGCATCCAGCCCAATGGCGGACCGTTGGCCGGAGAACCAGCAAAAGCTGGCGGTAGAAATTTTGGGGCTAAAGAGCGACCGCACCATCCGCACCTGGCGTGAGAAGGATCCGTCGATTGATGAACGGGTGGCGCGTTTGCAGATTGAGCCGCTGATGCAGCACCGGCGCGATGTAATCATGGCGCTGATTGATTCCAGCAAGATCATTGGCAAGAACGGCGCGTCCGATCGGCGCACCTATTTGACTCTCACCAAGGATCTCAAGCCAGGCAAGGCCAATGATAACGACCGGGATGGGAAGCACTCCCCATCGCCATTCGCCAGCATGGACGATGATGAGCTGGAGCGTGTCATTCGCAATTTGCGGGCGGCAGCAGGAGAGGAAGAGGATGACGACACCGGGGATGATGAATGACCGCAGACGGCTGCAACAGGAGAACCTGGCGGCTGCCCTGGCGGAGCGTAACCGGCGCTCCTCAGCTCAGCGCACCGACCTGCTGACCTGGTCCATCGTTCACCGGGCAAACCTCAAGCCCGGTTTGCCGTTTAATCTGACCGACCATCCTTACCTGACCCAAATCTACCAGGATACTTCACGGATCATGGTCCTGTATAAAGCCAGCCAGATGGGCGCCAGCGAGTACGCGGTGTCTTATGCGCTTCAGGCAGCCGATGAACGCCTGGCAACCATTCTGTATGTCTTCCCCACAGACACCCATGTTTCGGATTTTTCCTCTGCCCGCATCGGTCCCGCCATTGAAGCCAGCCCGTACCTGGACCAGATCATCATTGAAGGCGGCGACGCCGGCGGGAAACGCGGCGCGGACCGGGTGACGCTGAAGCGCGTGCGGGACCGCTTTATCTATCTGCGCGGCGGGCAGGTCAAGCCGAATGGCCAGGCGCCACAGCTCAAATCCATCGACGCGGATGTGATCATCCTGGATGAAGTGGACGAAATTGACCCGCGCGCTCCTTTCATCGCCGAGAAACGCCTGGGACACTCCGCCATTGCCGAACAGCGCTGGATCTCCACCCCCACTTATCCGGGCGTGGGCATCCATGCCAAATGGCTGGAGAGCGACCAGCGCGAATGGTTTATACGCTGTGAGCACTGCGGCGAGCGGCAGCCGATGACCATCCACCAGGTGGTGCAGGAATGGGATGAGTTGGAGCGGCCTGTGAAGTGGCGGGACGATGTGGCCTGCCGGAAGTGCGGCAAGGCGCTGGACCGGTTAGCGACCGGCGAATGGGTGCCTACCTTCCCGGATCGGGAGATCGCTGGGTTCCACCTGACCAAGTTATTTTCACCCACCGCGCACCTGGTGGAGCTGGTGAAAGGGCTGATCACCACCGATGAAACCAAGCGGCGTGAAGCTTTTAACCAGGACCTGGGCGAGACCTATACCCCGCGCGGCGGGCAGATCACCGATGCCACCCTGGACGAATGCCGCCGGGATTATGGCCGCGGACCGGCTGCCGGTGAGAAAACGGTAATGGGCGTGGATGTGAACAAGACTCTCAACGTGGTGATCCGCGGGCCACAGCACAAAGAGACCGGCGAACGGCCGCTGCGGTTTGCCGCGGAGGTCGAGTCTTTTGAAGCCCTGGGGTATTTGATCCGCCAGTATAAAGTTGGCCGCTGTGTGATTGACGCCCTTCCGGAGACGCGCAAGGCGCGCGAGATCCAGGATGCGTTTGCACCAAAGACGCGGAAAGAAGGTTTGATCGTTCCGGATTTCGAGCATGGCATCATCTGGCTGGCCTATTACGTTAACCAGCAAACCGGCTCGAAAAACGCTGATCTGGCTGCCTGGGATAAGGACAAGGGCGTGGTGAACATCGACCGCACGCGCTCATTGGACACAACCTTCAGCCGCTTCTACGATCACCTCAACACCCTGCCCGGCGATGCCCGGGAACTACCTCAATACTATGCGCAGCTCAAAGCGCCGGTCCGCTCAGTGAAAAAGGACTCGACCGGTCAGCCGGTGGCGCATTACGTAGAAAGCAGCCCAGACCACTATGCGCACGCGGAAAACTACTGCACGGTGGCCGGTTTGGATATCCCCACCCGCCGCGCTGGCACCTGGGGACGGTAAATTTAGTACTGATAATTGGTCTTATCGGTCATAGGAGAAGATGAAATATGGCTGACACAGTGGGAGAACGAGCTTTATCAGACAGTGAAATCGTGGTCATGTCTTCGCTGATTGGCAGAAGCATGCTGGCCAGAGCCATTCACGGCGGCACACAGTTCGACGGCCGGCGGGACCTTTACAATATTTTGGGGTATCCTCCTGAGATTCACTTTCAGGACTACGTCGAAAAATATCGCCGGCAGGACATCGCCGGGAAGATCGTTGACCTACCACCCCAGGATACCTGGCGCAAACCGCCGGTGATTACGGATGGCGATGAAGACACGACTCTCCCCACCCCGCGCAGCGCATTCCTTCAGGGGGTCAAATTTCTGGTAGAGAAACGGCGCTTATGGCATTACCTGCAACGGGTGGACCGCCTGGCTGGCGTCGGCCGATATGCCGTGCTGCTGGTTGGTACGCGCGGAGACAGCGACATCAAGGACGATCTCGCGCCGAACAGCCTGAGCGGTCCAGGCGACGTGATTTACCTGTCCGTTTTCTCTGAAGGCTCCGCTCAGATTACGAGTTTACAGCGCGATCCGCAGAGTGAACGCTTTGGGCTGCCGCTGCTCTATACCCTGAACCTGGGCGAAGGATTAGGCAGTGTGACAGCCCACTGGAGCCGGGTGCTGCACGTGGCGGAGGATCTGCTGGAAGATGAAATCTATGGTATGCCGCGCCTGGAGCGCGTTTACAACCGGCTGGAGGATCTGCTTAAGGTGATTGGGGGCGGCAGTGAGGCCAGTTGGAAGAACATGGACCGCGGCATCCATGCGGACGTGCGCGACGGATTTGCGGACCTGGACGAGGACTCAGGGAAAAAGCTTAGCGATGAGATAGACGAATACATCCATGGGCTGCGCCGCTTCATCCGCACCCAAGGAGTGGACCTAAAACCTTTGGGCAGCGACGTGGTTGACCCAACCGGCATTTTCAACGCCACCATTGCGCTGATCTCCGCGGCCTGCGATATTCCCCAGCGCATTTTAATGGGCAGCGAGCGCGGTGAGCTGGCCAGCAGCCAGGACCAGGCCAACTGGGCCGGGGTGATCGCATCCCGCCAGACGCAGCACGCCGAACCGGCCATCCTGCGTCCCTTCCTGGACCGGCTGATCCTGTCTGGCGCGCTGCCAAAACCATCCAGCGGGATCTATGGGGTACAGTGGGCGAGTCTCTTCGAGCTCAACGAGCTGGAGAAAGCAAAGATCGCTGAGACCTATGCCAACGCCATTGCCAAGGTGGCTCCAGCCGGATCCGCGGATATCATCGTGCCGCCTGATGAATTCCGCGAAAAGTTCCTGAACCTGTCCCCCCGCCGGGCAGAGCAGGATTTGCTGGATGAAGAAGATGCCCTTAACCTGGACGATGAACCCGAGGAGGACGCCAATGGCAACCCGGCCAATCAAGAGTGATATCAGCGTCAGCGCGATCCCTTACTTCTGCCCCAACTGCGGCGCGCGGGTGGGTGAATTCGTTCCGGTGGATAACGAAGTGCTGCTGGATGCAGGCGGCTGGCTGATCGGGGATGGCAAACGTCACTGCCACCGGTGCGGGCGGCTGATCCACATCAAATCCCCCAAAGATCCCTGGGCTACACTGGTGCAGCGCTATATGGAGCGGCTGCGCCTGGCAGGTTTAGAAAAGGCGGCTGCATGACACTCATCACCAATGCCCGAACGGTGGAGGCGCGGCGCGACCCGACGCGCACCGCGGTGCTGCGCGATCAGTACACCAGCGCGGTCACAAAACGCTTTGTACAGATCAGACGTTTGATCCGCAAAACGGTGGTCGATAACGATGCGTTGATGCTGGAAGACCGGCGTGGAACGCTGCGCACCCTGGCCGCGCAACCAGCGCAGCGTTACGCCTTTCCCAGTGACCCGGCGGGCAAAGCGGATGCGTTCATGGCCTGGCTGATGGACGCGGTGGACCAGGACATACTGGAAGTGACCCAACGGGATGGGCGCAAGATCGCCAACCACAGCGCCTGGCAGAACCTGTACGTCAAGACCGCCTACACCAAGGGCATCTCCCGAGCGGACCAATTACTGGAGAAAGCTGGGCTGTTCGTTCCACCTGACCGTGAGATCTGGCAAATTTTTCAGCAGCCGATCCATGCCAACACGCTGGCCATGCTGTATACCCGTAACTTCGACGATTTACGCGGCATCACCGAAGCGATGGGCACGCAGATCTCGCGCACGCTGACCATGGGCCTGGCACGCGGCTGGGGCATGGCCCCGATTGCCCGCGCGCTGACCAAGGACGTAGACGGCATCGGGATCCGCCGGGCGACGCTGCTAGCGCGTACAGAGATCATCCACGCCTTTGCAGAGTCGACACTGAACCGCTTTGAAGAAGCAGGCGTTGAGGAAGTGGCTGGGGAAGTGGAGATTTCAACAGCCGGGGATCACCGGGTGTGCGAGGTTTGCAAGGGGTTGGTAGGGAAGAGATATACGATTAAAGAGGCCAGGGGGTTGATTCCGGTGCATCCGCAGTGCCGGTGTGCGTGGGTACCGATCTTATAAATTGAAAAAATTTTCGAGTTTATACGAGCTTGATTTACCGTATTCCTTATTTCATTAATTCCATTTTTAGCAGAATAAATACGTGAATTAATTATTCAATTCATCCTGTGGTCAGAAATTAGTTCATCCTTTCAAAATAGAACAAATTTCCATTTCGTCCAATACTGTCCAAGAAAAGCCATTGAAAAACCGAAACAAATGAGCTAAAATAACCTAGATATACAAGCTTGTCCAAAAAAGGGAGTAATTATCGTATGAAAGCTGAACTGATTATTAAGCTTGTAGAGGCACATAGTATTGGTAATGAACGCTTGTTCGAGGGGGCGCTTTTAGAATTAGCTAATGACGAAGAGCGGAAAGGTAATTTTTCGTTAGCAACCCTTTTGAAAAGGGCATATTCATCAGATAGAAAACCTATTGCATCCCTTTCAGATAGCCCTTTATCTTCCACTATGACATTTTTGCCACAAAGCATTCCATCAATTCCAAAAGATAAAGACAGCACTTTGGAATTGGTTGAAATTATGCAATCAAATGTAGGATTATCAGATGTGGCTTTATCTGAAAAAAATTTTAAAGCTTTAAGCCAAATAATTAAGGAACAAAAAAACGCGAAAGAATTGTTGGTTAAAGGCATAACTCCAACAAATAGAGTCCTTTTTTGCGGTCCTCCAGGATGTGGAAAAAGTCTTACAGCAAATGCTTTAGCTGGTGAATTGAATATTCCTATTGCTTATGTAAAACTCGACGGTTTAGTTTCTTCATATTTGGGTCAAACTGGAGCAAATATTCGAAAAATCTTTGAGTTTGTTAAAAACAAACGGATTTTACTCTTTCTTGATGAATTTGACGCCATTGCAAAAATGAGGGATGATTCTCATGAATTAGGTGAATTAAAACGAGTAGTCACTACCTTACTTCAAAATCTTGACGCAATGCCTGCCAACGTTTTTTTAGTAGCAGCTACAAATCATCATCATTTATTAGATCCTGCTATTTGGAGACGTTTCGATATTTCCATTTTGATGGAACTACCAGATAAAGTACAAAGGCAGCAAATAATTAACAAATTTATCAATGACCATCTTGGAGGTAATTTTCTAAATAGTAACTTATTATCAGTACTCACTAATGGTATGAGTGGTGCCCAGGTATGCAGTTTCATGCAATCCTTAGTTAAGCACTCCATTATGAATCGCACTGACATAGACAACATTTCTATTGATGAAATAGCTGATGTATGGTTGCAGCAATCAACACTCTTTATTAGCGATGACAAAAAAGATTATATGAAAGCTATATCTGAACTCCATTTGAATGGGGTTCCTATTCGAACTCTTGAAAAAATTACCGGAATTCCTAAATCCACTTTAAACTACCGACTAAAGAAGGAGGTTAATGCAAATGAATGAGAATAGAAAACAACATCTTTGGATACCTGATGAGGAAATTAATCAAGTACCCAAAACGCCTACTTCAAGAAATAAACCTCGTGATGAAGTTTTTTCTGAACATGGCCGAAAGTTGAGTACAAGCCTACAAACCATCAAAGAAATAATTGAGGAAACTATTGAGGATAATTCACTAGCAGATAGTAACTTATATATATTTAGAGTAGAGTTACCGGAAGGAGAAAAGGTCCAGTATAAAAAAGATATACTCGAAAAAAATGGTATGAAACTCCATTTGGTAAATGATGAAAGAAACGCCGTTGTTTCCACAACAAAGGGAAAGTTTCAAATGCTCAAAAACAGAATCGATGCTTACACCAAAAATGGAGAAAGAAAAACATACTTTGACTACATTGGAAATTTTCTTCCTTTTATAGGAATCGAAAAGAATTCATCAGAATTAAGAAAAATAGTATATTTACAACAAGCCCCAGAAAACATTGATGTTCAGTTAATGTTTGTACCAAATTTAGATATTGAAACTTATGACATTGTCATAAAAAAAGTGATCTCGAAAATAAGACAACATAATGGCCATTTACAAGCAGAACCATATTATCTTTCAGACCATACGCCTGTAATTAGAGCCATTATTCCATCCTCAATGTTGGCTAGATACGAAAACGATCCAGCAATTTACAGAATTGAAGAAACCCATTTTTTTAATGCAGGGACAGATATTACCAACAATTTTTCAGCATATTCATATTTTTTAGATAATGAGATCGACATTGATTCTTTGCCAATTGTAGCGGTGCTTGATTCTGGAATTAATTTTGTCTCTCCATTAGATTCGTTAATAATGGAACATTGGTTACCACCTATGTCTTCCGGTGGAAATTGTGAACATGGGACAGAAGTAGCAAGCCGGGTCGTTTTTAACTATTTAGGTGACCAATTAAGAAATAATAAATTAACTCCAAGAGCGAGAGTCATAGACTGTAATATTCTTGACGGGGCTGTTCCAGAAAATGAATTCATCAGTAGAATACAAAAAGCAGTAGAGAGCTTTAAGGATGAAGCAAAGGTTTTTAATTTATCAGCTAACGCAAACAGCCCAATCGATGGTAGTGAAATAAGTATTATTGGTTATGAACTCGATGTATTGCAGTTAAACAATAAGGTTCAATTTGTCGTATCAGCTGGTAATCATAATCTATGGAGTGTGGAACCAAGTATTGAAGAAATTTTGGATGATGATGACTCTCAAATATCTGCCCCTGCTGATTCTATGTTATCAATAGTAGTAGGATCTGTCGTAGGAGAAGACCATGTTGGTAGTCTATCTGAAAAAAATATTATTGCGCCATATAGCAGAAGAGGCCCAGGTTTTGCAGGTTTTACTAAGCCAGATATAACTGCCTATGGCGGAACAGTAGTTATTAATGGAAATGGTGAACAAATTCCTATTGATGATTACTCACTGGTTTTGACCAGAGATGGTAATTTTATCCCTGATGCAGGAACAAGCTTCACAGCTCCTATCGTTGCTGGCGATTTGGCTGATATTTTAAGCATTACACCAGAAAACAATATACTACTTGCAAAAGCATTGCTATATCATAATGCAAAGCCTATTTGGGAAGAGGACAATATTGAGGATGAGGAATTAGCATTTGCTCATAATTTATATGGGAAAGGTCTTTCCTCCGTTACAGATAGTAAATACTCTTCCCCATCACGGGTTACATTTGTGAGAACTGGTACATTAAATCGCCTTACAAAAGAACGTGTAAAGATCTATATGCCGCCGATTTTGGCAGCACAAACAGGTCGTAATGTTGCTAGAGTATCAGTTACCTGTTTGTCTTTGCCACCAGTAGATAGAACTAAAGGAAGTCAGTATCTTGGCGCTTATGTACGTGCATCATTAAAAAAATCCCATCCAGATGGCAAACTTTTACCTGTTGAACCAAAAACAAGTGAAGGTAGAAAAAAATGGGATGTATGCCATCAATTTTCGAGAACCTTTTCCCAATTTCACGCTGGCGATTGGCAAGTTTGGCTTGAGTTGTTTTCACGTTGGGATGATCAAGATATTGATGTCCCTTATGCTCTTGTAGTTACAATAGAAGATATAAGTAAAACTTTAGATGTATATAGTGAAATTGAGGCACTAAACAGATATAGAGCTCTTAACACAATCAGGCTAAGAGTAGATTAAACAGTATTCTGATAATAGAACTTATCAGTTCTAATTTTTGATTGAATTACCCGAACGGCTGTGCTAGAATCTGGTTACAACCCTTCGGGGATATCAACACGGTTTTCCCGGAAGTACCGCCCGGCGACTCGAATTGAGCCGCCGGGCGTTTTTTATTCTCAATAAGGAGTTTCCTATGGCCAGTGGAATGTATGCAAACGCCTTTCTGAAGGTTTTCAACAAGGAAATTGACTGGGACAGCGACACGATCAAGTTGATGCTGCTCACTTCATCCCACACCCCCAACCTGGACACCCATGCTTATAAGTCGGATCTGACGAATGAGGTCTCCGGAACCGGTTATACGGCCGGCGGTGCGACTCTGGCATCGAAGACCCAGACCGTGGTAGCCGCCAATAGCTGGAGCACAGCCCGGGCAAATTCAACGGCTTACCAGGTGGGCGATGTGGTCCGACCAGCAACCGGAAACGGTCATCTCTATCGCTGTATCGTCGCCAGCACTTCGGGCTCCTCCGTTCCCACCTGGCCGACCGTATCAGGGCAAACGGTGACGGATGGATCGGTTACCTGGTCCGAAATCGGGCGCGCTGTGATCGTTTTTGACGCCGCGGACCCATCCTGGGCAAACTCGACCATCACAGCTCGCTATGGGGTCGCTTATGACGATTCCCCTGCGACAGATGCAACCAAGCCGCTCCTCGCACTGTACGATTTTGGCGCTGATCAGATCAGTTCTAATGGGTCGTTTTCTCTAACCATCGCCGCTTCAGGCGTTTTTTACATCGCCGTGCCATAATCGCCCGATCAGGTATTTATCGTGAGCCTTCCTGCAACTGAATCCTTTGATTATGCCAACTGGACAGACCTCACCAGCGATAACCCTGCCTGGCAGTTGATGATCGGCGAGACGATTTATATCCTGAGCAGCCAGGCAAAAGGGAGCGGCGCCGAATGGGATGTGGCGATTTGGGGAACTGACCCGTTTAACGCAAACCAATACGCTCAGGTCGCCGGATCAACCTGGGGAGATTGGGCGCCTTGCGGGGTAGTCGTGCGCGCATCGCCTGGTTCTGGCGGAAGTTTTTACGGCTTTCTCTCAGATGCCCAAATGGGCGCCATGCTGATCAAGTATGCCAATGGGACGGTAACAACGTTGGCATCCACTGGCACATCACTGCCTGCCAATGCGTTGATGCGTTTAGAGGCAGAAGGTACGACGCTGCGGGCCTACTCAAACGGCACATTGATGAGCTGGGGCGCCATCACTGATTCCTCTTTGTCAAGCGGATCCGCCGGAATTGCGTTTAATGGATCGGCTAATGGCGCACTCTTAGACAATTGGGCGGGGGGAAACCTCAGCAGTGGAAGCGTAAACGCATCTGTGGCGCTTTCCGCAGTGGGAACCTTTGGCCAGACAAAAAGCGCCGCTGTACAGGTTATAAGATCTGCATCCGTTGTTATTCAGCCGATCCCCGTTGGTGGAAGGCCCGGTCTTTTTGCTGTCTCCACTGCAATCCATCGCTTAATCCCTTTGGCGGCTGTAGGAGCTGAAGCCGGGTTATCTTCTGGCCTGATTAACACCAGCGAAAATATATCCGTCCTGCTAACAAAAGTCGGCTTATCCGGCCAGCCAGGTCTTTTGACTGCCTCGCCCTCGATCAACAGCGTTGTGACGTTACCGGCTGTTGGCGCTATCGCCGATTCAATCTCTGGCAGGGCAAATACTTTTCAAAGTGCATCCATCCGGCTTGAAGCGCTGGGGAGCCGGAGCAGTCTATCACCGGAAAGAGTCCTTGCCTCAACAAACATCCAGATCGCTCTGCCTTCCTCTCTGGCCGCTGGTTATTTTTCCCTGCCTGCCGCGCTCACGACTGCGAATGCCGATATAAAAATGGCTGGCTTGGGAGTCGGCGCTTTACTGGCCATTTCCAATGTCTCCATCTCTCGGGTTGTGGAAATCGTCCCGGTCGGGAGCATTGCTGCCGTCGGCAACGCGATTTTATCGAACGCGGTAAACGTGGCCATCCCACTGGTTCCTGTCTCAGCCATTGCGCAGAACTCTCCGCTCTCCATTGAAGCGGTCGCTTATGCAATGATTGAGCTGGACCAGGTTGGCGCGATTGTTCACCCATCCCCGCTTAATGTCCTGGCTTTCCAGGAGGGCGATCCAATTTTCACGCTCCTGTTTTCCCTGGCAACAGGAGCGATGTTAATTTCTGTGGAGCCAAAATGGCAGCTATCACTTCGATTAACGAGCAATCGACTGGAACTCTGACCGTTTCCTGTCTCAATAAATCCGGTCAACCATCCACCCCTATTGCACTTACCTGGGAAGCTGTCGATCTCACCAGCGGGACAGTCTTACAGGCAGCCACAGCGGTAACTGTGACCGGGGCAACCATTGAGATTGAAATCCCAGCGATGGTCAACCGGATCCTCAACCCAGCGCGGCAGTATGAAACACGCCTGGTCACTGTTCGAGCCCAGTATGGTGAAAACGACTTCTGCAATGAGGTCTTTGCTTACACGGTAAAGAACCTGAAGGCTGTTTCATAAGCAGCCGATAAGAAGGATTATCGGAACAAAAAGTTTTCCCTAAAAAACCCCTCTTCTTTTCAGGATAAAAAAGTTATTAAGTGTCATAATAAATTTATTCAAACAGTTAATTCAATAAAATGGAAAATGGAGGTAGCTATGGAATACAAGAAACTTTGGGAAGATGATAGTAACCGGCGTAAAGATGCTCAAGAAATTATTTCTTATTTACTTCATGAATGTAGTCAACCTTCCCATACTAACAGTGTAAAAGAAAATTTTTCAGTTTCAGAATTAATTTTATTGAGCAAGGAAAAAAAGTTATCAAATGATCAAATATATAAAATTATCTTCGATATGATTGACAATAATTTGTCCAAAATAGATGATTTTGAAATACTTTATTCTCAAGAATGCGTCCAGGAATCCTCAGAAAGTGATTCTTCAAAAACTTATTGGAAATTTTATCTTCATTATAGCATTTCTAATTTACCCCAAAATTTTGAAGATATAAAATTTCATTTCTTAGGGAACGATTTTTCTTTTGTTAGTGCAAACACTGCTTTCAATTGCTTAAGCATAGAAAGCAAAGATAACTTTCTTAAAAATAAAAATGTTTACAAAACTGGTGGTATAGAATTTAATGATAATTTAAATTCGGCTGTTTATTTCATCTTTACAGAAAATGGATATACAAAAGAAGAAGCATGGGAAAAAGTAAATTATTCATTTAGAGGTTTCAGAGGGGCTATAGAATTCTTAACTCCATTTGAGCCCGAATACTTTTATTTTTCTTCTGATATTCCGAAAACTTTTTCCAGAAATGGAATTCCAAATCCAAAATGGATGTTTGTTGAACCAATAGGTAATATAAATAGGTTTACAGGAACTACAGGATGTATAAAAGGTAATATTGATAACCGGTTCATTGGCTCTATAACGGAAAATTTCTTTTTTTTAGAAAATCGTCCCTCACAAAAATCTATTCAAAATCTTATTTCTGATTGTCTTAATTTGTATTCACAAGCAGCTGAAGCTAGTTCACTAGAAGATTATTTTTTAACCTTATGGCAAATCGCTGAAAAAATTACTCTTTCAAAAGACTTTTCTGGAAAAACCGACGATGTGAGAAAGAGATTATCGTTTTTATGCAGCGAAATAAGTTTGGTTGGTTCGGGCTTTAAAGAAACTCTAAAGGATATTGCTGAAAAACGTAATAATTTAGTTCATCAAGGACTCGTACAAATAAATCAAAACGATAATTACTTTCTACGAATTCTTTGTGATAAAGCTCTCAAATGGGTAATAAGTAGACAAGACTTAATTCCATCAAAGTTGACCTTATCAAAAATCTTCGAATATTCTAGTCGAGGCGATGAGGATAAAGTAGCAATTAAAGAGGCAATTAAGTTTTTTGATGCGCATAAAAAAGCATAAAATTTACACACAAACAATTGCATACGCTGAACATTCGTGCTAGAATTTTGATATCAACCCTTCGGGGGATATAGATCTCGGTCATGCCGGAAAGTACCGCCCGGCGGCTCGCAATGAGCCGCCGGGCGGTTTTGCGTTAACCCACCAGGAGGAACCATGTAAACCCATGAAGACCGAACTTGTTTTATCGACGAACCAGATCCAAACAGTCGTCCGCCACGAAACGTTAGGAGGGCGGGACTATCTTGTTGCTCCGGTGGTGGCGATCCGCGCGGGGGTGCTGAATAACGAACTGGCCCCGGTGGAAGAAATCGCGCGGTTCGTCGAGTCCTGGAACGGCATCCCGGTTCCCCTGGGGCACCCGGCGCGGAATGGGCTGCCGATTTCCGCCAACTCTCCAGAGTTGGAAGCGAGCAGTGTGGTTGGCCGATTCTGGCGCGCGGAAATGGTGGATGACCGGCTGCGTGGGGAGATCTGGATCGACGTTGAGAAGGCCAGGACGATGGGGGGAGATGCAGTGGTTGCGATGGAGCGGATTGAAACCGGAGTGGGGATCGAGGTTTCAACCGCTTACCATCGTGAATTGGAGCCAACGCCTGGCGTGATCAACGGCCAGCGTTATCAGGGTATTCAACGGAACATGCGCCCTGATCACCTGGCGCTGCTGCTGCACCAGATTGGAGCGTGTTCCTGGAAGGACGGCTGTGGCGTGCCTAGAACGAACGCAGAAACCAGCAATTTAACTAATCACCAGACTGGTGTGATGGTGGCCTTGTTCCCCTCTCCGGAAGCGGCCGCATCAATGGCGATTAATGCCGATGGGCTGCCCTCCGGCGCGATTATCACACCGGCGAACGAGATCCATCTCACCCTGGCTTACCTGGGTGACCTGGACAAAGGGGAAGTAACCATCGAACAGGGAGAACTGCTGCAGCGGGTGATGGATTGGGCAGCGAATACGCCGATCGTGCGCGGGATGGTATCCGGGTATGGACGGTTTACCACCCCAAACAGCGAAGGCCTGCATCCCATCTTTACACTGTACGACTGTGAATACCTGGCAGGCTGGCGCTATTGGCTGATGGATTGGCTGCCGATGAAAGCCAACCACGGATTTACGCCCCATATCACCCTGGCCTATATTCCAGCCGCGGCGCCGATGCCGAACCTGGCTATAGAGCCGCGAGAACTGGTCTTCGACCGCATCGGCATCGGCTGGGGCGGTCAAATCACCACCTTCCCATTGCAGGGAGAAGCCGCGGAAGTGGGAGCTGCCAACGCCAAATCGTCTACCAACCCCATCGCTGGAGCTCGCCAGATGTTTCGCAAGCTGGCCCAGGTTTTGGGATTCCCAGCCCATACGGAAGAAACTTCAGGGTCTACCCCTGTCAACAACCAACATATCCAAACCGAGGAGGGTTCAATGGATAAAAAGGATTTAATCGAAAGCCTGGCTGCCAACAAACGGCACCCATTCACCAAAGAAGATTTGGACGCCATGCCGGAAGCGGCCTTGACCCGGCTGAGCCAGGCGGTGAATGCCGGTGGGTGCGGCAGCGCCGCCGCACCGGCTGCCAGAACCGATCAATCTGCGCCCGCGCAAAACGCCAAGGCGGGAGACGTGCAGGTCCCGGCCGAGCTTCAGGCGCTGGCTGCATTCGTTCAGGATCTGGGCGGGCTGGATGGCGTGAAGAGCGCGTTATCGACCATCCAGGCGAATGCCGATTCGCAAAAAAGCAGCCTGGTCGATGAGCTCAAATCCAATGAACGCTGCGCTTTCACTGAGGACGAACTGAAGGCCATGCCTGTTGCTCAGCTCTCCAAACTGGCCGCCAGCCTGCGCGGCGTGAGTTATGCCGGCCGCGGTGGTCCGCGGGGCAACAGCCGCCAGGACGATGACGGGGTCCCTGCTCCTCAGCCGGTGATCCTGGCCAAGGTCGAAACGAAATAACCAGTTCCGATAATCACCGTTATCGGCATTGTTTTCCATCTATTTATCAGGAGAAATAGGAAATGGCCTCTCCCAAAACTGTCATTTTGAAAGGCGATCCGATCCGGAAGGAAGGCATTGCGCATGCTGCAATTACCCCCGGACATTTGCTGAACTTCTACACAGATGGCACGCTCCAGGCCCATGCCACGGCCGGTGGTAATGCGGCGCCGCGTTTTGCCGTGGAAGAAGATTTTGTTGGCGACGATATCACGACCGCCTACGCGGCCGGCGACCAGGTGCAGTATATCGTTGCCCGGCCAGGTGATGAGGTATACGCCATCCTGACCACCAGCCAGACCATCAAAAAAGGCGATGCGCTGGAGTCCGCCGGGGATGGCGCCCTGCGCAAACACACTGCCCAGGCGGTCGCAGAGTCCGGGTCAGCCTCCTACACCATCTATACCGATGCTGTGGTGGGCTATGCCGCCGAGGATCTGACGACCACATCCGCCGCGGCGCGCATTCGCGTCGAAGTGGCCTAATACTACATCCACTCGTCACTTATTTCGTTTTCGGAGGAACAAGAATGGCTCCAAATGATAACGCTTCACTGACCTCGCTTAACTCGTTCGCCGGATCTGCCCCGGCGCGCCTGTTAAACGCTGGTTTTGCGATCAATGCCCTGCGCACCAACGCCCTGCTGCGCCACGAGGAATGGCTGGAGATCGACCGGGCCGTGGTCGATGTGGCGCGCCAGACGCTGGTCGGCATCGCCGATCTGCGCCAATACGGGTTGATCCAGACCCTGGGCGGCCTGGGCACCATGCTGTCGGGGTATGAACAGCAAAGCGATATGACCGACGCCAACATGGACATGAGCGGCGTCACTCCAGGCGAAGAGGACAAGCTGGACTTCAACCCGGTGAATGTTCCTGTGCCGATTATCCACAAAGATTTTCGGTTGAACATTCGCCAATTGGACGCCTCTCGCCGCATGGGAGACGGGCTGGATACCACTCAATCTCAGGTTGCCACCCGTAAGGTTACCGAAAAGCTGGAAGACCTGTTGTTCAACGGGACTTCGATCAAGCTCAATGCGAACCCGATCTACGGCTATACGACTCACCCCAGCCGCAATACAGTGAATGCCGCCGGGGATTTTGGCGATATCAGCAAGATCTTCCCCACCGTGAACAGCATGGTGGCTGAAGCAGAAGCGGACGGTTACTATGGCCCGTATGGTCTGTATGTCGCCAATACCCAATACTCCGAAATGCGCGCCATTTACACCGATGGGTCTGGCCAGAGCGCCCTCACGCGCTGCCGCGAGAACATCCCCAATCTTCAGTACATCAAGCCATCGGGCCGCCTGGCCGCGGGCAACCTGGTGCTGGTGACTCTGATGCGGGATGTGGTGGACCTGGCAGTGGGACAAGATATTGTGCCGGTCGAGTGGGATGAAAAAGGCGGGCTGGAGCAGCATTTCAAGGTGCTGTGCGCCATGGTTCCGCGCATCAAAGCCGACGCTGAAGGGCACTCTGGCATCGTCCACGCCACCGGCGCGTAAGATTATTTTCCATCACAACTTTACCCAGGGGCATTCCGGCGTTCCGGATGCCCCGGTAGATTAAGAGGACGATATGAAATCATACAGACTGACGGCTGACCGGCATGTGCGCTTCGATGAAAAAGGCCAGGTCATTATCCTGCGCAAAGGCGACATCTTCAAAGCGACCGAAGCTGAACTGAAGGCCTTTCGGGATCGGCTGGAGCCAGTGGAAGTGGAGGAATCGCTTCCAGGAGACGATCTCAGCACTTCTGGCGAAGAAAAGCAAGACGAAACGCCTGATCAAAACGCCACAATCGATTCTGGCAATGAACCTGACGCCGGCGAAGGGAGCGAGCAGGCGCCTGACGGCAAAAACGATCCTGAAACGTCTCTTGACCACCTGATGAAACCGGAAATCTTGAAAGCGCTGGAAGCCGCTGGCATCCACTCTATGGATGTGCTGGCGAAGGAACTGGCAAACGATCCGGATCTGACACGAGTCAAGGGGATTACGAAGACCAAAGCCAAACAGATCCGTGAAGCCGTGCTGGCCATGCAGGCCAAAGAAACATCCACCGAGGAAGCGTAAATTATGGCCGAACTGACCCCTGGGACGCGCGTCGTCGGTGAACAGGTAAGAGATATTATCAGCACCAGCCTGACGGATGGCCAGGTGAATGCGATGATTAACACCGCTCACCTGGTCGTCGAACAGCACCTGGGAACAAAGAACCTGGCGCCTGACCTGCTGGAGCAAATCGAATTATGGCTGTCAGCGCACTTTGTTTGCATGCGCGACCCGCGAAAAAAACAGGCGAAGATCGACGAGCTGTCGGTCACGTTTCAGGGTGAAGTCGGTCTCGGTTTGCATGGATCCATGTATGGACAGCAGGCAATCGCCCTGGACCCCACCGGCAGCCTGGCCAGCACCACGTTGAAACGCGCTGTGATCAAGGTGGAGTAGCCATGTTCAATGATGAAGAACTGGCCGGGTATCGCCGAATGCAGGAAGAAGCAATGCTGGAAACCGCTGAGGTGTACCGAAACACGCTCAGCAATAAACCATCTGGCGGATTTAGCCAGACTGAGCAGCTTGTGATGGCCACACGATGCCGGGTCAGCGTCACCGGCCGCTCGCCGGAGGAAAAGATTATTGCCGAACGAGCTGGCGTCACAATGGCGTACACGCTCACCTTTCCAGCAGGTACGGAGATCCGAGAAGCGGACCGAGTTGTGATCACAGCCAGCGGGACCGGCATGCCTGTGCCCAGGAAATTTGATGTCATCGCTCCAGTCCGCAGGTCCTATGAAACCGCCCGGCGAGTCGTTTGTGAGGAAAAGCTCTAATGTCAGCAAATTCTATGAATTTAACCCTTAAAGAGCGACAACTGATGCAGCAGGCCAGTCTTAAGGTACATGTCCATTTCAAACCAGATTGGCGCGTCCATTTGGGAATAAAGGTTATTGAAATAGGCGCCTGGTTAGCGGGAATTGGGCGAACCAAGATTGTCCAGGAGGATCTTACAAATGATCGGTCGAGTCGTTCTGGTCACCAATAACTTTCCCATCATGGTTGAGCGCATGCCCAAAGCCGTCCGGAAGATTGTCTGGCGCACTGCTAATAAGGTGCGAACCCGGATGATCAACAGCATGAGCGGGCCGAAACATGGCCGAACCTACAGGCGCAACGCAATTACCCGCAAGTATTCTTCCAAAGGAAAGCGCGGGAAGCAATATGCTGATGCCGGTTTCAAAACCAGCCAGACCGCTGACCAGATTATCGTCACTGTCGGTTACCGATATCACCGCGCATCGGCGCCAGGCGAAGCGCCCGCGGTGGACCTGGGCAACCTCAAAGGATCAATCAGCGCGGAAATGACCGGTGAAACAACGGCCGTAGTGGGGGTCTCAGCGGAATATGGCATTCCGTTGGAATACGGCACCCGGAAGATCGCCAAACGCCCGTTTGCACGGCCGGCGGTCGAACAAGAAGAGGGTGATTTCATCGCCGCAATGAAGAACCTGGAGAACGATCTGAAATGACCGCCAGCAGCCTGACCCCAGCGGAATGGGTGATTGAAACATTGAAAGCGACCAGCGCAATTGCCGCGGCAGTAGACAGCCGGATCTACCGCAACCAGATCCCCAACCAGGCGCATCCGGTCTTCCCTTACATCGTGGTCACCAAGGTGCCTGGGGAGCCAGTGACCAATGCCAGCGCCGACATCATCATGATGAACGACCTGGTGGATGTAGATATCTGGGACCAGCAGGCAGACGATGAAAGCGTAGGGCTGCTCCTGGACCAGGTCATCACTGCACTGCACAAAGCCGCCGGCAATGCCATTCGCGGCGGGGTAGTGATCTGCTGCACCTTCGAAGGCGAAGTCCCCCAGGAGCCAGAGATTGAAGGGCTGACGATCTATCAACATAAGCTCGGTGAATTCCGAGTGTATTCGCAATAAGGAGCAAGGCATGTCCGAAAAAGCAACCATTTTCCAAACTGTGCAACTTGCCATCGAGACCACCCCTGGGACGGCGGTTGCGGCCAACAAGAAGCTGCTGGCCACCTCAATCGAGGTCCAACCGCAAACCGCAGCGGATAACTTCCGCGCCGCGGGGAACAAATATGCCAGCTTTGTGACCATGAACAAGGAATGGACAAACCTGGCGCTGAGCGGAAAGTTGACCTACAACGAAATTTTATACCTCCTGGCGTCTCTGCTCAGCCTGCCGACCCCTACCCATCTGGGGACCGGCGCCGCTTACAAATGGACCTTTGTCAGCGACACCGATGGACCCGATGCCGGGAAGACGCTGACCATCGAGCAGGGAGACGCGAACACCGCCTGGCGCATCGCCGGCGCGCAGGTCAGTGGACTGACATTCACCTTTAACCGCAATGAAGTGAGTATTTCCGGGGCAGGAATAGGGCAGGCGATTGCCACGGGCATCACGATGACCGCGTCCCCGACCGCGCTGAATCCTCTCCCTGTTTTACCCGGGCATGTGAAATTTTACATGTCCGACTCTCAAACTGGCCTGGATGCCGCCACGGCATTGTCACGCGGTTTCAGCCTGACCTGGGGTCTCAGCGACAAAATTGGTTTGGTCTGGCCCGTAGGCCAGAACCCCATTACGGTTGAAACAGAACCCAAGACCGAAAGCAAGCTGCGCCTTGCGACTGATACGGTCGGCATGGGGGTGATCTCTACCATGCGCAGCGGCGCCACGAAATGGTTCCGCATTCAGGCCATTGGGGCATTGATCGAAGATACCTACTCCAACACCTTCCAGTTGGACTTTCCTGCCCAGGTTAGTGAGTTAGGCGGCTTTGATTCGGAGGATGGTATCCACGTCGGTGAATTTGGTCTGACTCCCATCCATGACGCGACCTGGGGCAAGATGTTCCAGATCGACGTTACCAACGCTGTGCAGGCTCTGTAACAGTTCCGATAACAGGAATTATCAGCCATGAAACTTTCTGACTTACGCAAAAAAACCAAGAAAATCTCCATTGAAATCCAGGGAGATACCCTGAATGTTGAATACCGTCTGAACGTTGTCACCCCTTTATTTCTGCGGGAACTCGGGTCCATCGAAGACAGCGACGAAAACATTACCCGGCAGCTTCAGGAAGTGGTCGCCAGTTGGGATCTCCTGGACGATGAGGGCAAGGAGATCAAACCAACCGTTGAGTTAGTCCAATCCATTCCGCGGCCGTTCTGGATGAAGCTTTTTGACATCATTCTGGAAGATATGAAGGCGTCTGTCGAACAAAAAAAAGCTTAAAGGCGCACCTGGTCGCGCCGGATCTGTACGAAAAGCCGGAAGCAGAGACCATTTATATTTATAACCTTTTCCAACTTAGTAAATGGTGCCCATCGGTCAAGCCCTGGGAGTGGGTAGAGCAACCGGCTTTTTGGATGGACTGGGGAGAAGCCTGCATGAAAGCCGACCTGGCTATAGAACAAGCCGATATGAAGAGGCCGAAGAGGTAATAATGGCGATTACTGCCGCAAAATTACGAGTTGAAATTGGCGCGGACACTCAAAACGCAGAAGCCGGGATGAATCGCGTTCAGGCCGGGATGCAGAAATTAGGCACAGTTGGCCAGGTTGCCCTGGGGACCGTACTGGGCAGCGCCGTGAAAAAGGCAGGCGAAGAAATCCTGGGTCTTGGCGGGCAGGCCCTCGATGCTTATTCCGGATTTGAGCGGATGGGAATGAGCATGCAGCAGCTCGTGGCGAAGGAACAGCTCAACACAGGCGCTGCAACCGATATGGCTTCCGCCCTGGGGATGAGCGCCGATGCAGCCCAGGGATTGCTCAAATGGAACCAGCAACTGGCCATTGACAGCCCGTTTACGAGCAAGGGCGTCAATGACGCTTTCAGTATGGCCATGGCGTATGGATTTAACTCCAAACAGGCCAAACGGTTAACTCAGGACCTGATTGATTTCTCCGCCGGTGCAGGAAAGTCCGAAAACACAATGCAGCGGGTTGCCCTGGCTCTGGGGCAAATAAATGCAAAAGGAAAGTTGGCTGGTCAAGAAGTTCTTCAACTCACTGAAGCAGGCATCAGTGTAGACCAAATATTAGCCAAAGCATTTAATAAATCCACGGCAGAAATCGTTTCGATGCGCGAGGATGGACTGATTCCGGCCGACCAGGCAATCGAAGCCATTGCGCAGAGCCTGGAGAAGGACTTCGGCGGCGCCGCCAAACGCCAGGCTGAATCGTTCAGTGGGTTGATCTCCTCCCTGGAAGACATCAAGGAAATTGATTTACGCGAGGCCTTCAGCGGTGTTTTTGAAGAGTTCAAACCAGACCTTATCCAAGTTGTGGACACCTTGCAAGATCCTAAGGCCCTGAATTCAATACGCGCCTGGGGGGAGAGTTTCGCAAAAAGCGCGAGGGAAATGGTTAATGGAATAAAAAATATCCTTGGATGGTATAACAACCTTGAAAATGGAACACAGACCACAATCATCGGGTTAGGTCTATTAGCGCTTAATGCTAAGACTGTGAGCACCGCAATCAACGGTATTGTGACAATCGCTTCTGGACTGCCTACTTTAATCAACGGATTATCTACCTCATGGGCCTGGTTAAATACAGGGTTTAGCCTCACCACATCCCTACAGGAAGGAATGGGGCTGTCGAGCATGGCCATTTCACTTGGCGCCGTGGGGTTGGCTGTTGGAGGAGTCGCCGCTGCCTGGCTTGTATGGAATGAAACCATTGGAAAAACGAATCGCATTGTTTCAGAAAAAGTCTCACTCGGTCTAGAAAAAGATCTTGGTCTTGTAGCCCAAAAAACCAAAGATAATACTGCCCTCCTGGATGAATTCATTACTAAATACAAGGAATTTAAAACAGAAGCGGCGAAAGAAAGGAATACCCCTGAATTTCTATTAAACAACAAAGAAATTGCCACCTCAGCATTAAAAGAATTTAGTGATTCTTTGCTTAAACTTAGTGGCGATTATGAAACCTACCAACGGATGATGCTTAAAGCTGCTGATGCAACAGGAGTGATGAATAATCGTTCTGCGCAATTAATTATGTCTGGTACCAATGTAGCACTTAAAAACCAGTACATGGCGGATACTCTTTCGATTCTTACGAAAGAACAATGGGCAGCAACGCGGGCGGTTGATCCTTTGGCACAAAGTTATAAGGGCCTTGATAGATATCAACGAGCCGCTATCGATTCTATGTATGGCATGACCGCTTCTTTTCTCCAGCAGTCGATGGCCGCCCATAATACGATCCCTATTATCAGCAGCTATAACGAGGCTATGGGGAAAGTTACCGAAGCGCAGAATAAATTTAACGAATCATTCGGTGATAAAGTCGTTCAGAAAATGGATCAATTAGGTATTAAAGGAAAAAAATATACTGACGTTCTGGGTTTATTAGACGAAAAAAACGGGACAAATTTATTAGCCCAGTATCAAACAAACCAAAGTCTTGATGACCTGATGAAAAAATATTATGCAGGAACTATCAGTCTTGAGGATCTTGGCACTGCCTTGGAAACTAACAAAACCCAGTGGGAAAAGCTCGATGAAGGAATTCAAGCAGCCAAAGATACCTGGGATTCATTCATCCGCAGCATCGCTTCAGCAGATGGGATGCACGTCACCATCACAGCCGATGTCTCTTCATCAGGCGGCTCGTCCGGAGGAAGCAAGGGATCAACCGGGTCCGGCATAGCAAAATGTTTTATCGGTTCGACCCTGGTTGATACCCCCCAGGGTCCGCGGCCGATCAGCGCCCTTTCCGCTGGCGATGAAGTGCTGCTGCTTAACGAATACCAGGAACTGGAAATCACCCAGGTTGAGGATGTGATTACCGGTTATCGGGATGACCTGGTTTCAGTCGAAACGAGTAATCGCCAGGTGTTCCACTGCTCTCCCAACCATCCATTCAAAACACCAGATGGCTTTATCTGGGCGGGCACGCTTCAGCCAGGAACCGAATTGATATCAACCGATGCGTCGGTTTCTGTTCTATCGGTCACTCCATACCCGGGTACGTTCCGGGTATTTGATATCCGAGTCTACCATCCAGATCACACGTTTCTTGTGGGCGGGATTTGTGTGCATAACAAGGAGCCAGTCGAGACCCGGGCCAGTGGTGGACCAGGTTATAAAGGTGATTGGTACCTGACCGGCGAAGAAGGTCCAGAACTTATTCGGTTTCCTCGCAATGGGACGGTCTTTACCAACCAAGAGACCCAGGGGATCTTGAACTCTTTGCAGTCCATAGCGCAAGGCGCCACCGGCGCTTCGATCAACGTCAACATATACCCACAGCAAGCATCCACCGAACTCGATTACTACTCGATAGCTTACACCGCTGCCGGAATCATCAAGCGGAAGATGAATTTATAGAACCGATAATGGAGATTATCAGAATATGGCGCCGCATTTATTACGGTTCACAATAGACCTTGATTCAATCGATTTGACCAGTTCTCCCTACTGGCTGATGCACTATGTGCCATCATCTCCCGATATTTCGGCCGTGGACGCCGTCAGTGAACTTGAGGATGGCGGTGAACGCATTCGAACGACCCGCCGGAATGTATCCGAAACCATTGAGGTCATGTTACGACCCGGTTCTGGCTTCACCATGGCTCAGGCTCAAAGCGAAGTTCAACGTCTGGAAAACCTCTTTCGGCTCGCAGAAGAAAGACAAGACAATAAGGCGACCATTCCGCTTTATCTTGAATTCCAACCCAAAGATACTTCAGCAATTTTTCGATCAGAAATTCTTTCGGGTAAAGTTGTTATTGATGACGATGGATTATCAACCTGGGCCATTAGTAAAACTGTTCTCATACAAATCCTCATCACACGGCGGTTTTACTGGGAGCAATCCAGTGAAGTGGAACTGCCATTATGGTCGACTGCCAATCCTGCGCCTGCTACCACAGGAGGTGTAATCGTAAACAATCGATGCGACTCAGGATATAGTAACTGGGTTTACGCCGCTGGAGGATACATTGGAGGATCTATTCCATCCCCAATAAGATTGGAGATCAATAACAATTTTAATAATACAACTCGATTTACCAAAATGTGGGTTGGTCAGAACATTTTCTCCAGTATGAATATCTCTAACCTCATAGAAGCTGAAACAGCAGATCATGGAACTTCTTCTACTGTGGTTGATGTTGCAGGTACCAGCGGCGGGAAAATTCTTCAGTGTCAGGTGTCCAGCTCCGCATATCAGGTAATTTGTGGATGGGATTTGACATCCTCGATGCTCAGTCAATACAAGGGAAGATTTTTTCGGATTTTTGCAAAATTCGGGTCAAATCCTCCGATTAACGGTCTCTACACTCAGTTCAGGCTGTATTTTCCTTCCGGAACCTATCTAACTTTGGTCGGGCAAACACCTGAAGTAATGCTCAGCACATCCTACACCTATCAAGATCTCGGGACCATCCAACTGCCTCCATGGCTAACCAATGAAGACAATTTGACAGCTCTACGGTTAGGTATGTTTGTTCGATCCGCATCCAATACTCTCGCAAATCTGGCGTTTGATTACATCCATATCACACCACTCGATGGCTTCCGAGTCTTAGACCCTGTTGGCTATGGTACTCCTTACGGATATACCCTGACTGATGATGCGATGAATCGGTCTCTATTTGTCACTGATGGGACAACAAAGGCAGGCTATTATGTCGGCTATGGAAATCCGCTCATGGTCTGGCCTGGCCATAATACAAAATTTTATTTTATGGCCAGAAATGACTTGGATGCCTTCGAATTAACAAGAACTTATCGAATCAGGTTATTTTATCGACCAAGGAGACTGACCGTATGAAGGCGCTATATCCAGTTTTCTTCCAACGTGATTTTTCCGAAAAACTTACAAATCCTGCTGAAAAAATGATCATTAATCCATATTCGGCGAAATCAATAGGAGGAAATGATCAATTAACTATTACCGCTTTCGGCAACAAACAGCAACTTTGGGCATTGACGGATTGGCTTCGCGTCCCTGTAGAAATATGGGATTGGCGAGGTGAAGCAGTTTGGTGGGGTTTCGTCAAAACGGTTACTGTCAGAATCGGGAATCTAGAGATAGGGGTATCTCTTGATAACATGTATAACCGTGTTGCAGTCGCCTACGCAGAAGAAGGGGGAAGTGGAAAACGAGCGACAACGAGTTGGGTCCAGGATGACACCAGTGTTGCGACCTTTGGAAAAAAAGAGCTACTTTATTCTCAATCTTATGGGAACGAACAATCAGCAAACTCTTTACGAGATCGGATTCTCTCTGAGCGTAAAAATCCACAATCTAAAATTACCGTTCTACCAGATGTTAATGGTATCTCTGCAACGATGGAGTGTGTTGGTTGGTGGGAGGCGCTGGACTGGGTCTATTATAGCCAACCTGCCGGTCTGGAAGAATACACAGATTCAGGAACCGGAACCCAAGAGCTAGGAAAGTCATCTTCCAACCAGAAGGTTGCACAAAGTTTTAAATCCTCTCTTTCATGGGATGCAGCTTCAATCGAGATCAGCATCTCAAAGGTCAATAGCCCAACAGATGCTATCCAAATCGATTTATGTTCAGATTCTTCTGGTACACCAGGCATTGTTTTAGCCCATGGGCAAGTTCCAAACTCTGATATCGATTCGGGCTCGAATATGGTCAAAGCGTCACTAGACGTCCAAGTCCCAATAAGCGCCGGGGTCACATACTGGATTGTTATTTATAGATCAGGCTCTCTGGATACATCCAATTGTTATCGGATTAACTGTAACGAAGAAGCTGCTTATGCTAATGGGATTTTCCGGATTTTCAACGGCACAACCTGGTCCCCCCGTGATCCAAATGCCGATATGAATTTCCGTGTAAATGGCGCTCGTGAAAACACGATGCAAATGCAAGATATGGTTAGCGCCAGCCAGTTCTTTACAAGTTTCACAGTCGACCAGGGATCAGGGATTAAATCCAGCCAGTATCGTGATGGAGACACCACCATCAGAACAGAACTTGAGTCTTTGTTGAAGACAGGCAAAGCCAATGGAACCAGATATCTTGCGGCTGTCAGCCAAGCCCGGGTTATTCGAGTCTATCAAGAGCCTTTTTATTTAGAAGATGATGTTGATATCTTAATGTCATCTACTGGAGATCTTGAAGGGAAACTACAAACATCCATTCTGAGGCATACCTGCCCAGTTGCCGCCTGGGTGAAATTAAAAGATGTTATTCCAAACAGTTCAGGTTCTCAGTTTATTACCGATGTTGGGCGTTTTTTCATCGAACGAGCTGAGTATGATCCTGTATCGGAAAGGCTCTCCCCAGAACCAAGGGGGAGCGATAGTACCTGGGATATTTTAGGGGAATAGAACAGATAATATGGACTTATCGAAACTAGCTTCGGATATCAATCCCTATATTAAACCATTCGTGGTCCGCTGGATCGGTGAAATTCAATCCACGAGTCGTGGAGCGCCCACCCCACACGATCTTCAATCAAAACACCATACAGGATCAATCTCGGATGCCCAGGGACCGCAATTTCTTAAATCTGATGGCAGCAGGCTATTATCAGGGAGCCTGGATGTATCACCTGGAATCACAATTGATGGCGTTGACCTGAGTGAATTTTGGACAGCATATCAAGCCCATTTGTCCTCTGATAGCCATACTAAATATGCCAGTGCAGCAGGCTCTGGCATATTACGCCCGGCTGAAGCACTCTCGAAATCTGTAAATGCAGGATGGGGTTTATCTGGAGGTGGGACATTAACAGATGATGTTGATATATCAGTGGATGCTAGCAGCGCTCCAGGATCAACTTCCCAAGTTTTGAAAACCAATGAAGATGGAGAAATCATTCTGAATCGTGTAGTTTCCGACGCTGGTTTCTTTCCAACATTTCCAGACACAGCAGATTTAGGATCTTCCTCAAAGCCTTTCCGGAAGGGATGGCTGTCAGAGATGGATGCGGTCCTATTCTCAAAAAACACAATGACCCTTCTTGGGGGGTGGTTCCGTGTATCAAAAAATGAAGGTGTACTTCCAACTGACTTAACTGAAATCATGACAACTTATGATTTCGGTCAATCTATGACCGTTGGCGATTTTGTTTTAATGAAATCGCCATTGCAAATGGAATATGTCCAAATTGGATCTTTGGTTAATGGAACCATATATAACCTTACGCGGAATCTTGATGGCTCAGGTGTAAATTCCTGGCCAGCCGGAACCCTTTATGTTGTTAATGGACAAAATGGGGATGGATGGATCGAGTTTAATGCTTACGATACCCCCCGTATGTCTATCTTCCGGCAAGGTTCAACTTATTCATCACAGACTGAAAATTATCGCGCCGGTGACCTTATTGGAAATTGGGGCTATCTCGCATCGGCTTTTGGCATTGCGATTGGAGAATATGCAAATAACAAACCGAACTTGACCATTGATTCAACAAACGGATTTCGTATTAGAAACTACTCGACGACCGTGATCCAATTAGATACAGCAGGAAACGCGGACATAACTTCAAAGTTAAGGCTGCCTGGAACTGGATCCGCGCTTGCAATCGGATCAACACCGCCAACAAGTTCATCTTCCGGTACAGGAGGCTGGATTGATCGAACTGGTTTTTATGGTTTAGCGGCAAATACCGTACAGGCAAAATGGGATTTTGGGACCGGAAAAATTACTGCTGGAGCAGGCGCAGTCATTTTAGACCAAACCGGCCTGGGCCTAGTCAAAACACCCAGTCTGATCCAGGGATTTTATCAGCCCGCGTCGATCACCTGGTGGACCGACAACAAGGCGTCTATCGTAGCGACAATGGGGCCAATTGTGGACACGGCGGGGTCCATCGGTCTCTCTTTTTGGGGCGAGGGCGGCGCGGGCGGCACACACTATCTCGGCGTACTGGATTATGCGGCATCCGTGATCAACACGATCAAATTAAACACCGGCGCCATCATTGCGACCAGTCTGAGCGCGGACGGCTCTGGCGCGCTGGCGCCTACCAACAGTGTGTCAGCCACAAATCTCTATGGTACTCATATCGTCAAAAATGGTTACGAAGGATCGATATTTGTCCCGCTGCAGAGCCCATATACCAACACGAGCTGGGACGGGGACTCTAAATCAACGACCGGCAAAACACTGATCGGCCTCAACTCGTTTGGTGTGCCATCCGTCGCAAAGGCAATTGCGTGCTGGGTCGAGGTCAAGGATTCGGGAAGCAGCACTACGGATAACTGGATCTGCCTATCGCCAAACGCAACCGCCTACAGCGGCGTCTATGTATCGTCTTATGGGATGCCAAACGACCGTCCGAACCGTGAGTTTTTGATCGTGCCCTGCACAGCGGGCGGCGATCTGTATTATCAGACACTCGCGTCAGGTGCGGGAACACTGGATGTTGTTATTCAGATTTGGGGTTACTGGATTTAGGAGGAAAATGTGGATGTTAACCGTTTGAAAGAGATTCAGGGCGAATATGAGGCTGAGTTTCAACGTCTTTCCCAAAAAGAAGCTCAATTGCAAACCCAGCTTGCAACGACTCAACAGCAAATTATTGCAACGGCTGGCGCAAAAGCGGCCATAATCTGCCTCATTCAAGAAGAACAAGCTGCGACTACTCCTCAAGTTGTCTCCGCTGCCCCAATAGAGCCCAATGAAGAGGCTAATAAAAAACCAACAGAGGAACAATGACAACGCCATTTGCAGGGAAAAGCATTTTTGTCTGGGAGAATGAAGCTATTCTCAATAACCAGCCGAATCTAATCGCCCAAAAACTGGCAAATGCCGGCTTTGAGACTGTTTACCTACACATTACCGACGGGCTTTATATCCCCTGGGTCGGATACCCAGCGGTAAGGAACGGTCGCCCCAACCGCGTTAACATTGACCTGGTCTCCGCGTTGAAGGCCAGAGGGCTGCACGTGTACGGCTGGGGCGCCGTTTATAATGCCGACCTGGTGCGCCAGGCGCAATTGGCCGCGCAGCGCTGCGCCGAGCTCGGCCTGGATGGCCATATTTTCGACGCAGAAGGCGATTTTGAAGAACCCGCCCAGGGCGCCAATTCCCGAGCGGTACGCCTGATAATGGAATTCAAAAAGATTTCCACACTTCCGGTTGCCTGGTGCTGGTGGTCCCACTACCAACCTCCATCCGGATCCGGAACCTGGCACCCAAAGGACATCCTCAGAGCTGTGATGGAGATCGCAGACGCGGGGATCATTATGGCTTACTGGTCCTGGGGCGATGCAGAGAAAGATGTTCTAAGATATCTGAATACCAGCCTGGATCAATGGGAAGTGTACACCAAAGGCAAGCCGATCATAGCAGCCGGCCGGGCGTATGTGGGCGACGGCGGAACCCCAACCACCGCATCAATCGCCGCTTTCCATAACCTGGCGGTGGCGCGCGGCTGCGCCGGCGTAAGCTGGTGGAGTCTGGAACATGCGCTCAAACTACCTGATATCTGGGCGGCTTTGTCGGCCCTTCCAGGATTTAAAACGGAACAACCGCCGGTTGTCATTCCTCAACCAGAACCCGAGCCAGAAAATCCGGTCATCACCAATGGTATCCAGATGCGAATTATCTGCCCCTGGTCCTTGCGCCTGCGAAACAAGCCGGGAACCGTTGGGACCAATCTCATCCGCTGGCTGCAACCAGGAGATGAATTTATCGTTCAGGATATCGCCTACGCGACCAATGGCGCATGGGTTTATAACGGCGAGGGCTGGGCCTGCGCAGAAGACTCCAGCACAGCGTACATGGAACCTATCGCTGCATAACCGCCGATAATAACAATTATCCGTACTAAAAAAAGTCTCGGTTGCCCGAGACTTTTTTAGTTGATTGTCTGCTCTCTTCTTACAATTTCCAATTGTCCACCGGGCTGGCGATCCGATGACCGCGCTGGAGATCCGTGTTAGCCAGGTCCAGGTATGTGCGCACCATGTCCATGGAGGTGTGCCCCAACATCCGCTGAAGGGTGTAAGCATCCCCGCCATTCCGCAGGTAGGTAATCGCGAAGGTGTGCCGGAAGCGATGCGGATGGGTATCCTGCACGCCGGCTCTTTTACCGGCAGCCACCAGTAATTTCAGCAGCTGCCCACGGTCCATCGCTCGCCCTTGTGATGTGACAAACAGCGGATTGTTCACCGGCTCGCTTTTTCGGGTGACCAGGTACTTAAACACTGCCTGCCCGGTCCGCGCAGAAAACGGAATGATCCGTTCTTTGTCCCCTTTTCCGAAAGGCTTGATGTAATAATTGCGCAGATCCATATCCGCGATTTTCAGCCCGCAAATTTCGGACGCCCGCATGCCTGTGTCCAGCAGGAGCAGAACGATTGCTTTGTTGCGGTCGGCATCCTTCAGTTTGTGGCGAGACGCTCGTTTGCCTGGCCGGCAGTAGGTCCGGGTATAAACCAGGGCGTCCAGGATACGCTTCACGTCATCCTCTGTGAACGGAACGATGACCCGCTTCTCTGGATCCGGCGGTTCGACCTGGTGAACGATGTGCTCCGCAGCATAGTGGAACTTAACCGCCCAGGTCCACAGCGCAGCCAGACCGGTGTGGTAGTTCAAACAGGTTTTCTTGGAAACGGTTTGCGCCGCCAGGAACCCTTCAATCTGCGTATGGGTGATTTTGGACAGGGGAAGATCTTGCTTCAGGTAATCAGCGAATTTCCGGAAGGTATTGAGGTAATCCGCCACGGTATGTTCGCTGAGATGCCTGGCTTTCAGATTCAAGGTAAAACCCGCTACCGCTTCCGAAAATGTGAGGTCAATGATCGTGTCCAT